TAAATAGAACTGTTAGACGCTGAACCCCCAGACACCCTTCACGATCTTTATGGTCGTGGGGGGTGTTCTGCGTCAGAAATGGAAATAAAAAATGAATATGAATGATGATTTTGTTTGGTGTCAAAAATATCGTCCGCGAACGATTGATGATTGTATTCTTCCTAAAGAACTGAAGAACACATTCAAAGAGTTTGTCAAGAACGGCGACACTCCTAATCTTCTTTTGTCTGGAACTTCTGGAACGGGGAAGACGACTGTTGCTCGCGCACTTTGCGAAGAACTTGATGTTGATTATGTCATCATCAATGGTTCTGAGAGTGGAAACATTGACACACTCCGTAATGACATTCGCAACTTTGCTTCCGGTATTTCTTTCACGAGTACGGGAAAGCGAAAGATGGTCATTCTGGATGAGGCAGATTATTTGAATCCGTCTTCTACTCAACCTGCGCTTCGTGGGTTCATCGAAGAGTTTTCAAAGAATTGTGGATTTATTCTGACTTGTAATTTCAAGAATCGAATCATTGAACCGATTCATAGTCGGTGTAGTGTGATTGATTTTCGTTTTTCCAAGAAGGATAGCCCGAAGCTCGCTCTTCAGTTTTTGAAGCGTGTCGTCGATATTCTCAAGAAGGAAGATATTGAGTATAATGAGAAGGTTTTGGTTGAGCTTATCACCAAACACTTTCCCGATTTTCGACGAGTCCTGAATGAGCTTCAGCGATATTCTGTTTCCGGTGTGATTGATGCTGGCATTCTTACCAGAATCAGTGAAAAGTCAATCAAGGATTTGATGGGTTTTCTCAAATCGAAGAACTGGAAAGAGATGAGGAAGTGGGTTGTTCAGAATCTCGATTCTGATCCTACTCGTATCTTTCGTTTGATCTATGATGGTTTGTTTGATTCGTTGAAGCCTCAGAGTATTCCTCGTGCTGTTATTCTGCTTTCGGATTATCAACACAAGGGAGCCTTTGTTGCCGATGCTGAAATTAACATGGTTGCTTTTTTGACTGAACTTATGGTGGATATGGAGTTCAAGTAATGAGGGAGTATTTTAACATCGTTAAAAGAGATGAAGGGTTCTACATTATTGATTTTGAAGGTGTGGTAGAATACTTGAAGCCTGTAGCCAATATTTTCGGTCCATTCAAGAAAAAGGATGGAGCCGAAAAGTTTATGAAACAGTTTCTTGAAGATGGCTATGAAGGTGAGGGTCTTTTGTTCACACATGGGAGTGATAATTAATGTATATTATTCTTGGTATCATTTCGTGGTTTGTTCTTTCTCTTGTCGTCGGTGCATATGTTGGTGGTCTTCTGAAAAACAATTCGGAGTATTACGAACCAGTTGATGACACGGAAGAGAGTGAAGAGGATTTGTTTAGCAGAGAAAAAAGGGGATACTGACAATGGCTAAACTTGGCGACTTTCTGACAGCAATCAATCTAAGTAAAAAGAACCTTATGGAAGATGATCCGCTCGCAGAAAATGAGTATTCTCCGTTTGTTATCAATCGCACTTTGTCTTATTTTCAAGATACGGTGCTTTATGCCAACGAGATGAACCTTCGCAGTCAGCTTGATAACCGTCTACAAAACGACTATTTCCTAAATAGTGTTAGGAAAAAGAAACGATTTTCGAGATGGTTGAAGCCTGATAAAGATGAAGACATTGATGCAATCAAGGAGTATTATTCTTGCAGTAATGTAAAAGCACATGAGATTATAAATGTTTTGACAGGTGAACAGCTATCTCTTATTCATAAAAAATTGGAAAGAGGTGGGATAAAAAATGGAAAGCGAGCAAAGAAGTGAAGATTTAATTTTACCAGTAGACATAAACTCGTTGGTAGAGATTGACCTAAATGACGATGAAGACTTCCTGAAGATACGAGAAACACTTACTCGTATTGGAATCGCAAGTAGAAAAGAAAGAACCCTCTTTCAATCTTGTCACATTTTACACAAACGCGGCAAATATTATATCGTTCATTTCAAAGAACTTTTCGCTTTGGATGGAAAGGTATCTACATTCAATGAAACGGATTTAGGTAGAAGAAATACCATTGTCAATCTTTTGGCAGAGTGGGGTTTGTTGAGTTTGGTAGATCCAAAGAAGAGTGTTGAACCTACAGTCTCACTAAGCCAAATCAAAATCATTTCACACAAAGATAAATCAAATTGGAATCTCGTTGCTAAATATAATATAGGTAACAAGTCGAAGTAGGAGAGTTGTTTTGAATTTAGTAGAGGCAAGTTTAAATAGAATTTACGAAAAGACAAAGAACTATGCTGTTGGTGCCGTAACCGCATATCGAGGTGATAAAGGCAAGCAGCTAAACAAGGCAGACAATAAGAAACTTCTCGCATATCTTTTGACCAGAGGATATTCTGTTATCAAGGTCAAGGGTAGCTATTGGGAAAATTTCCAAACACCTACTCAAAGAGAGGTGGGTGAAGAGTCTTTCTTTGTTGCCAATCATAATGTCGAGGGTGATGATGGTGGTCAGCTTGAAAAGGATTTAATCAAGCTGGGTCGCCTATACGATCAAGATAGTATTTTGAGTGTTCAATACAATCAACCCGGTGTGTTGATCGGAACCTCGAAAAGAGAAGATGCCTTTCCAGACTATAATCAAAAACATGTAGTTGGAAAGCCTGTATTTGGAGACGCCAAGGGACAATTTTTTTCTCGCGTTAGGGGAAGAAAGTTTGGCTGTGAGTCTGCGAACGATGCTGAACGACCGATGACCTATAATGGTAAGTGGGCAATGGCATTATTCGCAAAAGAAGTGAAAGAAAAAATTGATGAAATAGAAGATTAGGGGTTGACAAGTTTGAAACTTGTGCTTACCTTTAGGTTTCAACAAATGCCAAAGTTGGGTTTGTTGAATATAACTTGCTTATTATAAGGAGAAAAAGCAATGAATAAAATCACAACGTCATATAGAATGCCCAATGTTTTCAACGAACTTCGCAACGATCCGTTCCTTTTAGGATTCGATCAAATCTTTGATCGTCTTCTATCTACGGGGGTCGGAGCTTCGCAAGGGGCATCTTATCCTCCCTACAACATCGTAAAGGTTTCTGATAATCAGTTTCGTATTGAACTTGCGATTGCGGGATTTAATGAGGATGAAGTTTCGGTAACTGTTCTGGATGATAAGTTGACTGTCGAGTCCGACAAGAAGAATGATGTGGTTGCCGAGAATGAAGTTAGACTTCATCAAGGAATTGCGGAGCGTAACTTCAAGCGAGTATGGACATTGAGTCCTACTGTTGTTGTTACTGGAGCGGATCTGGTCAATGGTCTTTTGACGATTACGTTGGAGAATGTTGTACCGGAAAAGGATGCTCCGAAAAAGATTCCGATCAACAAAACTTTGTAATATATAAACAAGAGGGGGAGCAATGCTCCCCCTCTTTCATTAGGAGACTTTATTATGGAATTTATTTTCAATCGACCGAAGCGTGAAATTGATCGAGTATTTTTACACTGTTCCGCTTCTAGTTTACCTGCTCACGATGATGTTTCAGTTATTCGATCTTGGCATCTGAAGAATGGTTGGAGTGATGTTGGATACCATTACTTCATCAGGTTTGATGGAATGATTCAAATTGGAAGAAACCTTGAACAGACACCTGCTGCACAAAAAGGTCATAACGTAGGAACGATTGCGATTTGTCTTGCGGGAAACACTATTTCCGATTTCACTGATGAGCAGTTTGAAAGTCTACAATCTTTATGTAAACAAATCAATAAACAAATTCCTGACGTGACTTTTCATGGTCATTGTGAGGTGGCACCAAAACTATGTCCGGTGTTTGATTATCAAGAAGTCCTCGATTTGGATGAGCTTGGTAAAATGCTTGACGAGAATGCGGAATCTAACAGGCATAAGAAAGTTGAAGCTCAAGCCAAGTTCATCGAAGTGTTTGAGGAGTTGATGGACATTTCGCGAAGGCTTGAAGATTTAATGCGTGTCTCTCAAGAGTTGGGAGATATGATTGACGAACTCTGATTGAGGTGAATGTGAGTTTTTATACGAACGTCAAAGCTGTTGGTGATCGTATCTTTCTTCGTGGTGTGGACGGTGAAGGTAAGCGATACGATAAGAAGCTGAAGTATAGCCCGGTACGCTTTGTTCCTACGAAAGAGAAAACAAAGTATACTACACTTGATGGTAGGCATGTTGCTCCCATAAAGTTTGAAACAATGAAGGACGCTCGTAACTTCATCGAACAATATAAGGATGTAGACAACTTTCCGATTTATGGTTACGATAGGTACGAAACGACTTTCATTGGGGATGAATATCCCGGTGAGATTGATTATGATTTTTCTAAACTGGTAGTTGCTAATATTGATATTGAGGTTGCGTCTGACGAAGGATTTCCTGATCCGAAGTTCGCGTCATCTCCTATCATTTCGATCGCAGTCAAGTTCAATGACAAGTTTCTTGTTTTTGGATATGGAGAACCTGATGGATGTAATATCGCAGATACTCTCGCAGCTCGGGGTATTGATTATATTTCTTGTGAAGACGAGCTTGATCTATTGGATCGTTTTATTCGTGCTTGGTCTAGTGTATACCCTGATATTGTTACGGGATGGAACGTAAACGGATTTGATATTCCGTACATCATCAATCGAATCACTCGCGTCAAGTCTGAAAAAGAAGCTCGTAAAATCTCTCCTTGGAAACACTATGACTCGCGAACTTTCACAGGTAAGTATGGAGCTGAAGTTACGAACTACTTGATCTCTGGGATTTCTGTTCTTGACTACATCGAGCTTTATCAAAAGTTCACTTATGTAAATCGGGAAAGTTATCGACTTGATTATATTGCCAATGTTGAGCTTGGTGAACGAAAGCTATCTTACTCTGAGTTTGGTAGTCTTCATACTCTTTACAAAAGAGATTATCATAAGTTCATTGAATATAACGTCAAGGATGTTGAGCTTGTAGAAAGACTTGAAGACAAGATGAAGTTGATTGAGATGGTTGCCGCGATGACTTATTCATCGAAGGTAAACTTCGGTGATGTTTTCTCACAGGTTAGAATGTGGGAAAATCTTTGCTATCATCATCTCAAGAAAACCAATCGTGTATTTCCTGAAAGAAAGGATGGAGAAAAGACTGCGAAGTTTGAAGGTGCTTATGTAAAAGAACCTCAAGTCGGGTTTCATCGTTGGGTAGTTTCTTTTGATTTGAACTCACTCTATCCACATTTGATGATGCAGTATAATCTTTCCCCAGAGAAGTTGCTCACAGAAGATCAGGTGGAGTCTGATTTGGTTTCTTCTTTCAAGGAAGACGCATGGCGCACTTCTTTGGAGTACGATAAGATTATTGACAAGGAGTTTGATACTTCACTTCTCAAGAAATATAATCTTACGATCGCACCGAATCTTATGTTCTTCAAAAGAGATTCGCAAGGATTTCTTCCCGAGATTCTTCAAGACCTTTATGACAAAAGAAAAATGTCAAAGAAGAAGATGATTGAGTGCGAACAAAAAGCACAGACTGTTACAGGTGAAGAAAAAAGAAAATATGTAAATCTAATTTCTAAACACAATAACGATCAGCTTGCCAGAAAAGTTCAGTTGAATAGTGCTTATGGTGCGTTGGGAAATGAATACTTTCGTTTCTATGATCTCCGTATTGCCGAGGCTGTAACCAAGGCTGGTCAACTTTCTATTCGATGGATTGAAAAGAGGATCAATGAGTATTTGAATGGACTATTGAAGACGAGTGATGTTGATTATGTTCTCGCTTCTGATACAGACAGCATTTATGTTGTTCTCGATAAACTTGTCGAGTCTGTGTTTGAAAACGAAAAAGATAATCACAAGATCGTTCGTTTTCTTGATAAGGTTTGTAACAAAACTATTGAACCTTACATCGAAAAGTGCTACAATGATCTGGCAGAATATATGAATGCCTATGACCAAAAGATGGTTATGAAGAGAGAGGCGATTGCTTCTACTGGTTTGTGGACTGCCAAGAAAAGATACGTTCTTAACGTATATGATAATGAAGGAGTTTCTTATAATGAACCTAAGCTAAAGGTGATGGGTCTTGAATCCGTCAAGTCTTCTACGCCGGAAGTTTGTCGAGACAAAATTAAAGACGTTCTTGGAATTATTATGAATGGAACTGAGAAACAGGTTCAGGAATATATTTCAAACTTTAAGAAAGAGTTTCACAATCTTGCCGCAGAGGATATTGCTTTCCCTCGTGGAGTCAATGGCATCGAACGGTACACCGAAGGCAGAACCTATATAAAAGGTACACCGATTCATGTGAAGGGATGTATCAACTACAATCGGCTAATTCAAAAACACAATTTGAATTTGACGTACCCGATTATCAAAGATGGAGACAAAATAAAGTTCATGTACCTAAGACAACCAAATCCAATTGGCGAATCTGTGATTTCTACACAGAATGCTTTGCCTGAAGAATTTGGTTTGAATGATTATGTTGATTATGATAAACAGTTTGAGAAGACATTTCTCGATCCTGTAAAAGTATTGTTGAATTGTATTGGATGGAAGTCTGAACAAGTCAACACACTAGAAAGGTTTTTTGGATGATGATGGAAAACAACAATGAAGAAGTGGTTGAAGTAACGCTCGATGCGTCGAGTTCTGCCAGCGAGGTACTGGGTGCTTTGTTTGGTGGAGAAGGTGACACACTAGATAAGGCTGGTGTGTTCATGCTGATGGATGATATTAAAAATGATTCCGTTCGACCCGCGATTGAGTGGATCTTTCGCCACAACTTCTCAAATAACCAACCTGAAAGTTTGACGATGATTATCAATTCGAGTGGCGGATCTGTTACCGATGCGTTTGCT